GTTGCGGATCGAGTGGAGCGGCACGTAACGTCGTCGAGTGCCGGTGTTCGGCATGTGTGCGCAGTTCGTTCGGTCGGATTTCATATGCTCGGCCTCAGCAGGCCCTGGGCTATTGGGGGCGACCGAGCGGGGTACGAACGGCCCCCCCCGAAGAACCGGCGGGGCGCGATGAGGGGGGGGGTGGGCGCGGGGCTTGGCGTGGGGTGGCTGGGCGGGGTGTTGTCCTCTGTTCAGATTGTAATGTGGTGCGAAACGGGAAATCCAGAAAGAGTTGTGGGTGCGAGTGTGGGGGTTGGTGTCGCTACCTTAGTGGCGCGTGTCGAAGATAATCTGGATTTGAGCAGTTGACACGGCGGCGATGGCGCGCGAATCATCCGGTGTGGCCGCGAGCGCAGCGAGTGGCGCGTGTTGTCCTGGTATCTGGGGAATTGGCGCTCACTTCCGCCTCCAATCGACCCAGTTCAACACGGACTGAACGGCGGCTCCGACGGCGAAGCCGACCAAGAACGCGGCGATGGGTGTCATGGGGCGGCACCGGGGCGCGCGGCCTTCCGATTGATCTTGTACACCTTGCGCGGAAGCCGCGCTTCAAGGGCGCGAATCACGTCCTGGACGGCTTGATTGAACTGCACCGAAGAGTACGGCACGGCGATGTATTCGTGCGTGAACTCGTAGCCGTCGTCGGCGGACGGGTCTTCGCGGATTGTGATTGAGACTTTCACGTCCCACCCCCACGTTCCGCCCGCACCCTGGCGGCGATCGCAGCGACGTCCTCGGCGGTTTGCGGGATGGTCTTAGCGGCACGCTTGATCTTGCGAACGGCGAGCATGTCGTTGGTGCGGTTTCGGCATGTCCGGCAAGTGCGGTAGCCGTTGCGACGGTCGTGCGGGGAGACGTCGCGGAAGCCGCACATGGAGCACGGCGGGGCGCGGAGTGGGGAACGCGCGCCGGGGCGCATGTGACGTGTTCCGCAGACGCACACTGGCTCGGCGAAGTCGTGACGGACCTTGCTATATGCCATAGATGAAGGTTGCCTTTCGTATACGCGCATTACAGGCGCGTGGCTGAACGATGATTCGCGGACGTGTCCGAAGTCGGTTTTCACGCTTGCGTGGCTTCCATGCGTCCCGCATCGCGCAGAGCGGCCTGGGCGCGGACTTCGGCTTGACCGATGCCGGCCAACAGGGCCTCGAAGCGGCGGCGGGAGACGATGCGTTCTTGGGCGGCGTCGTCTGGGGATGGGGGGTGTGTGGTGCGGTCGCGGAGGGGGTTGTGGTCAACGAGGGAATCGGCGCGGTACTTGGCCTGGAACGACGCGCCGGGCGGGAAGTGCTGCGCGAGGTCGATGGCAGCTTGGAGCGATGTCGATGCGTCGAGTTCGGCGCTGGTGAAGTGCTGGTGCCAGAGCAGCGTGTCGTCGGGATCGACGCCACGGGCGCAGTAGTATTCGGCGCAGTCCTCGCAGCGGATTTCGGCGCGACGGGCGCGGATGGCGAGCAGGTCACGACCGTGGCGGTCGTAGATGGCCTGGGCGCGTTCGAGCATTCGGACGACGGGCTCGGCGGTTGGGCGGCAGGCGTTGTCGCAGGCGACGCGGATCGAGGCCGGGGACGGGAACTTGGCTTTGGGGTCACGGCACAGCTCGGCGACGGCGGAGGAAACGATGCCGTGGCCGTACGTGAGGGCCTGGATGGCGTCTCGCAGGCCGGACATGGCTTTGCGGTCGGTGCGCTTTTCGGGCCAGCGGGCGGCGATCTGCGAGAGAATGGCATTGACGTCTTCGGGCATCATGGCGCGTTGGTTCCGTTGAGCAGCGGGTTGGCGCGGCCATTGGCGATCTGGGCCATACGCTGCGGGCCTTTGACGAACATGCGTTCGACGGACTCTTCGGCGGTTTCGGCTTCGGGGAGGGCCCAGGAGTCGATGTATTTCAAGAACCGTCCGAAGTCGCGAGCGCCGCTTTTGCCGATCCACGCGGGGGACGTGAAGTAGACCTTGAGCCGTTCCACGAGCACGGCGAGCGTGTGCTGACGGAGCAAGGCGTCGAGTTGGACGAAGTAGTGCCGTTGGGCGGTGGGGTACGAACCGCAATCCACGAAGAACGCTTCGCGGTAGACGTTCCAGAGCCTTTGCGCGTCGGTGAGCTTCTTTTCGGGCTTGGGGTCGGCCTCGGATTGGGCGGTCGAGGCTTCGACGAGTTCGGCTTGCTGCGGCTTGGGTTTCTTGGGCTTCTTGAGCTTCGGTTCGGAAGATGCCGTCGCCGTAGGCGGCGGAAGTTCCGTAGGAACTTCAAGAGCCTGTCCTGCACTGCATTGATCTGTTCTGTTCTGTTCTGTTCTGTACGTTGACGCACGTTCGCCTGAACGTTCGCGCGAACGTTCGTCCGAACTGTTCTCGTTCGGATGCTTCCTGTTGGCGCGGTTATTCGCCATACGATCCCTAGCAGCCAAGCGGTTACGTTCGATCGTTGACTTCGGCTGCTGGTACTTGAGGTAGTCGTGGACGCGCCAGCCGGTTCCCTCGACTTCCCAAAGACCGACCGCCACCATGCGCGCGGCCAGGGCATCCGCCGTGCGCCCACTGCGCTGCGAGCGCGACGGGACGATTGCGTCGAGGTCATCGACTTCGATGCGGCCATCGCTCATGGCCTCGTGGCAGTAGCAGAACGAGCACACGAAGAACCACGCCTCGGCGGCGTCAAGCTTCTTGATCTTCGGGTTACTACGGATGGCCGTCTCGATGTACGCGAGTGCCATGACCGCCCCCTCAGGCCGACGCCGAAGCGTGGTCAGCGCCGGCCATCTGCTGCCGCAAGAACTCGATGCTGCGCTGCTCAAGGGCGAGGAACTCGTTGAGCACGTCGTCGTAGGGGACGCCGAACGCGATGGCGAGCTGCGCAATGTCGTGCGCGGTTGGCTTGACTGTCGAGTGTCGCAGTTGGCCGATGCGCTTCGCCGTAAGCTCGCAATGCGACGCGATATGGCGCGGGCCGATGGTGTGGTGGAACGTGAAGAACGCTGACAAGCTGCCAGCAGGAAGCGGCATGTTGGCCCCCGAAGAAATCCAGCCCTGGATGCGCGTGAGATAGTCCTCTCGGCATGAGGACGAAAGCGTGATTCTGCCATTTTCAGAAGCTTTCTACACTTTACCGAAGTCCACCATGCGGACACGAAGAAGCCCGAACGACCGCGCGGAGGGTTAATGCGCGTGCCCCGTTAGGGGTGGTCGTTCGGGCTGTGAGTCAGTCGGAGAGCGTCACGATCTCTTCGGCGCAGGTGTAAACCTTGCGCTGACCGCGAGCGCCGCGCTTTGCCCATCGGTGGAGCATCACGCGACCGGAGCGGACAAGCTCGGCCAGGGGCGGCTTGAGCTTCACAAGTTCACGGATCTTCTCGCGGCGCGCCGGAGCGTTCGTCCCCGTCGTCGTCTGGACGAAATACGGCTCGCCCGTCGGCATGATGACCACAAGGTCGATGAATCCGAACAGGTCTTGCCGAATGCGAACGTGCGGATTCCACTTCTCAACGATCCCTGCGACGTGTCCGCGCTCCGTTAGGAACGCGATCGAAGCTCGGGTTGCGCTGAAAGAACGCTTGCGTTTCGTGCGCGTAATCTTCAGAGACGTTTTGTCGAGGTTGAAGTCGCTCACCGGTTCCTCGCTTGGTCGAAGTCCCGCTTGCGCGGGGCGACGTCTCGGACGAAGCACTTCAAGTGAACGGCATCGCCGCCTTGGCCGTACCAGTCGGCCCCGAGTTCGTCGCACATGACGCAACGGGCCTCGGGATCGGCGACGGGTCGCGTGCCGGGGATCGGCTCGTTCTTGTTGACGCGCTTGCGCTCGGGGTTCTTGTGGACCCACCGCAGCAGCTTGCCTGCCTCGCTGGCTTTGGATGACCGACGGGGAGCCATTAGAACGGGATCTCGTCGGCGGGCAGCGGCTCGTAACCGTGCCACGTCGTAGCCTTGCGATCTGGCTCGGCACTTACGCCCGACTTGAAGCGCCCATCCGGTTCCGGCGTCTTCTTGGTCCACGGTCGATGAACCAGATGGATGATCGCGCGACGGCCAACCAAGTTCTCCGAGACGCCTTCGGGTTCGTCCGCTCCGAATGCCACGGACTTCTTGTGCGTCAGGCCAGTCATCGGACCTTCCAGGTACCAGCTATCAAAGCAGAGGAACTTGCCGGTTTCAGCTTGGACGATCTTGACGTTGATGTTCGCATGACCCTTGCTGTCGAACCGATGCTCAGCCTGCGCGATCTCGCAGACGTAGCGGCCCGGTGCAGCCGGAGTGAAGCCGCTCGGCGGCGGCGCGTTCTTGTCGTACCCGTATGCCATTGCTCAACCCTCCGTGTTCTTGGTTTCGGGATGGATCTCGGCGACTCGCGCGAGCGCCTTTTCCGCAGTCGTGGTCGGCTTCGGAGCGTCCGTCACCGCCACGACATCGGCATCGTTCACCGTCTCGGCGTCGTCCTCGGAGACGTACACGCGGGAAAGCGTGTCGCGCTCGGTCGGCGACAAGTGCGACAGCGGCAGGAACTTCATCGAGTGGCGCACAACGGTCTTGACGAACATGTCATCGGGCCACTTGTTCCAGATGTCGCCGCCCTTCGTGAGTGACGCCTGCTTGCGCCGCAGGATGTCGGCCTTCTTCATGAACCACGCCTTGCGGCGTCCGTCGGGCAGCGTCACGACGCAATACGCGCCGATCATGTTGGCCTCGTCGCGCGGCTTGTCGGACGTGGCGCGGTGCTTCAGGAAGTCGCCTTCCGTGCCCTTCCAGAACTCGAACTCGTCACCGTCCACGACGACTTCGCCGTCCACGTCGAGCGCGGCCCTGGCGCGCGTCGCGGCGAACGCAAGCCCGCGCCAGCCGAAGATGCACTGCATCTCCGTGACGCCCTTGTCTTTGTTCGCGAACGGCACCGGGTACGCATGACCGAACGGGCCGGGCTCTAAGCCGGCTTGCGCCATGCGCTTCGCCGCGTGGTACACCGATTCCTGCGTGCAGTTGGCGAGCTGCGGGTTGCGCTGCATTTCGGACAGCAGCAGCCCGATCAGGCGCTTACTCGTGAGGCCACCCACGACGTCCTTGGTGATCTCGGCTTCGCGCGCCTTCAGAAACGTGCCGATCGTGTCCACGCGCTTTTGGAGCTGCGACAGGATCGCTGGCGGCTCGGCAACAGGCACGGGCGCGGCCTTCGCGGGCGCAGGCGTCGGCGCGGTGGAAAGCGGTTGCTGAATCGGTTTCGTCGGCTCACTCATTTCTCAGCCCTCCATGACGGCTTCAAAGAACGCACGCCCTTCTTGGACGCGCGATAGGTGACAGTGAAATCAGGCGTGCGGATGCCTTCGGCGGAACCAATCAGCTCGATCAGGTCGGCTTCGGCGTCGTCGTACTCGGCGCTCGCGCGGTCGTAGGCCAGATCGGCTTCGCGGAACCGCTCGACGACCGCGAGCACAGATGGATCGTCGGTTTCCAGCATCGGCCCGGTGTTGCGCGGCCAACGTTCTTTCGCCCATTCGTCGCGCGAGTCCGGCAACCACCCGCGCGGCGCAACGTCCGCGAGCACATGGTCCCGCCAGAACGATTCGGCGACCGCGAACCAGCGCAGGATGAACTCATCGTTTCGGATGATGCGGAAGCAGCGGAACTCGAAGCGGTAGCCGCCGAATAGGACGGGCATGTCGCAGACTGGCGCTCCGGTGACGGCCATGTGCGCCTGCGCTTGCGCCCAGTACCACGCGGGCACCACGTCCGAGCCTTCCGCGCCGAACTCCGACGCGACCGCGCTACCGACGGTCTTGGCTTCGACGACGTAGGCGCAGCGACCAGCGACATACAGCGCGGCGTCCGGCGTGGTAGCCATGAACGGAAGCGTCGGGTGCTCGATCGTGCCGCAGCGGTGGATCTCCGCGCCGTACGTCTCTGAATACCAGTCCAGCACCGTGTCCTCAAGCCGCCGGCCACGGATCAGCGCGGGGTTGTCCGGCGTCTCGGGCAGACGGCCTGTCTTTCGACGCCACACCGACAGCGCGTCGTCGCGGTCGGACAGGCCCATGATCGCGGCGCAGTCGTGACTACCGACGTAAGTTTTTCGGTCGCGTTGGTCAGTCGGCATCGGCGGCCTTCGCGAAGTCGAGCAAGCCGGACTCCTGCGCGTTCTCGGCGCGACGAAGATTCTCCGATGCCTGCTCGAAGTATGACCGCTTGAGTTCGATGCCGACGAACCGACGGCCCTCGGTCAGCGCGACGTGGCCTTCAGATCCGATGCCAGCAAACGGCGACAAGACGGTATCGCCTGCGTTTGTCCACATGCGCTGAGCGCGGCGGATCACCTCAAGTTGAAGAGGGCAGATGTGCCGCTCGTCTTTCTCTTCGCGCGCGGATCGGTGTTGGAGCGTGTCGGACGGATTGATGTCCATCCAGACCGGCGACGCATACTGCTGCCACGACGAAACCGGAAACGTTGCGTTCGTGTGTGTGACGCGCTCGGGATTCTCTCCCGGCTTTCGCATCGTGACGAGATAGTCGGGGATGCCCTGGCGCGAGATACATGAGTCCTTCTTCAGCTGCTTGTGAAGCAGACCGATTGCCTTCGTGCGTTGCATCGCGGTGACGGGATCTTTCCAGATCACGACTTCGGAATGGTGAATCCACCCGCACTCGACGAACGCGCGGATGAGTTCGCCGCGAAAGTCACGGAGGCCGATGACGCCGTGCATCGCCTTCGACGACGGGAGCAACATGCAATGAAACGACACCAGCCGACCCGGCTTCGTGATCCGAAGCATCTCCGCAATCGCGTACCGAAACTGCCCGAAGAACTCCGCGTCGTCGCGCGTGTTGCCCATGTCGTAGGGCGAGTTTGAGTAGGTGTAGAGCGACGTAAACGGCGGCGAGAAGATCGTGTAGCCTATCGAGTCGTCGGGAAGCCCGCGCATCACGTCGACACAGTCTCCGTGGTAGATCGAGAACTTCTCCGCAACGTGTTGAGCGATCACAGCAGCCATGACGGGATCTCCATTTTAACGGTCGGGTTGTACGGATTCGTCGTGCGTTCCATCCCGCGCACCTCGGCGCGGACGATGTAGCCCGTCTCGCGGGACAACGCGGCCGACATGGCGACGGCGTCGGCGTCCTTCCGTTTGAGGTTCGCCAGTACCGCGCCCTCGGCTTCGGACGACACGACGTGAACGACGACGGGGCGGGTTTGCCCGAAGCGCCAGCAACGGCGGACGGCTTGGTAGTACGACTCCCATGAGTCGGTGACGCCGACGAACATGACGCGGGCGCAATGCTGCCAGTTGAGGCCGAATCCAGCGATGGACGGCTTGGTGACGACGACGCGGGACCGCGACTCCGAGAAGTCGATCAGCATTCGTTCCTTGTCGTCGCGGTCGGTCGATCCGGTGATCTCAACCGCGTCGCCGATCGCCTCCGTGAGTTGATTCGACTCGTCGTTCAGGTCGCACCACACGATCCACGGCTCGGACGGCTCGGCGTTGACGAGGTCGGCGGCGAGTTGCACGCGGCGGGACAACGATTCCCGGCGCGCGGCGCGACGCTCTTGCAAGCCGCCCGCGTCGGTCGGGAAAAGACATCCCGGCGTCGCAAGGCTCGGTACGACGTGTTCGCGCACGTCGAGCGGCGGCAGGTCGTAACCGGCCGTGTCGTAGCCGATGTCGCGCGGGTGCGAGACGAGGGCGCCCCATGACGCGACCCAACGCCAGAACGGCTCGCGGGCGTGACCTTTGAGACGCCATTTCGACGTGTCGCCGCCGTCGTGCGTGAAGTATTCCGAGAGCATTTCGACGCGGCGGCAGACGCCGAGAAACTCCGCGTGCGTGCCGAGTTCCGCCCAATCGTTCGGCGCGGGCGTCGCGGTGCAAGCGAGGCGGTACGGCGTCGCGGCGAAGGCTTCGATCAGCGCGGCAAGCGTCTTCGTGTCGTGATGCTTGATGCAAGACGACTCGTCGAGAACGACGGCGGAGAACCGCGCCGGGTCGAAGCGGTGCATCCGGTCGTAGTTCGTCGCGTTGATGCCGGGGCGCAGGTCTTCGGCATCGCGGCACGCCGTGACGCGGACGCCGATCTCCGCGCCTTCCGCGACGGTCTGCCGGACGACGGCGAGCGGCGCGAGAATGAGTACGTCGCGCTCCGTGTGCCGATGGACGGCGTCGGCCCATGCGAGTTGCATCC